CGATCATGGGGGATGACCCCGGCGCAGGAATCTACTACGCACTGTGTCGGTGGCTTAACGCCATCTACCAGGCGCAGGGAACCCCTGCGTTCGCATCGCCTGCGAAGGTCGCAACGTCTTTCGATTACTTCATTGAGGTAATCGAGGACGATACGGTCATTCGCAAGACGTTCGAAGAGTTGGCCCAGTGGGTCGTGGAAAACTCCGTAGACCTTTCCAACCTAGAGCAGCTGATGTTTATGCTGCGCCAGGAAGGAAGGGCCCTCGGAACTCCCAAGGCCCGCTAGGTGTCATTCCCGTATGGGAAGCCGCCGAGTCGGAACGATCACTTTGACGTTCGGGTGACGCTCAGCCCTCGGGCTGTAGCGTTCCTCGTCGTCATCGTGTCAATTCTCGCTCGGCTCGCTGAGACGCTCCTCGTATCGGTAGTGATACCGATGTGTTGAGTGTTGCAAATGACGTAGGCTAGGGATTGGAAACCCCCTTAACAAGGAGGAGACCATGAAAAGCCTGACGTCTCTCTGGTCCGTCACGGCCAATGAATTGGCCGTGAGATGTTGCACAAGCGCCACTCGCGACATAAACTACGTCGCGAGTCGAGTTGAACACGAGGGGTTATCGTTCTTAGCGATAACTCTGGCTGACTTCGGGAAGTCATTCCAAAGATGGCTAGAACGAGGTTTCGTCGACCCTTCGGAGGTCCCGAGCTTCAAACGAGGTTCGGGCTCTCTTAATGGTTTCCCGGCATTCCTGTCGGGTTTCCTTGGTCGCGTGTTCGACTCTAGTAGTGGCACTCTGCTGGAAGACCCAGACATTGAAGCAATCTATGCTATACGTCAGCTAACGCTGTACATTAGCAAGATCGCCCTCCCAGAGGAAACCTCACGGAATCCTCACCAGCCAAGGCGTGTAGTCTCGGCTGATCGTGAGAGGCGAGCAATGTCTGAGTATATCCAGACTGAGCAGGATGTCAGGGCTTCGGATGATCGCTTGGATCCGGCCTACTTGGCCGACTTCGAGCGTGTTTCCGAAATGCTTTACGGTGACCTCTTCGACGAGATGGAGCGATCCATTCTCGCCGGGGAGTTGATCCCGAAGCATGGTCCGGGCGCTGTCGCAGATCGCTACAAGGCTAACGCCAAGTGGAACCTGCGAACCTGGACCGCCAGACTCCAGAGTGCTTACATGCACTCGGAAGACTACCTGTATCCGAACCTCCTTTACAAGGGGAGGAACGGGGACCAGGATGTTGACATCCTCGAACCCGGCGCGGAGGTACCTGTTAAGGTTACCACCGTACCTAAGACGCTCAAGGCCCCTAGGATTATTGCGATGGAACCAGCTGCTGTACAATTTGCGCAGCAGGCTGTTCTACGCTGTTTCCTAGACGCTCAACGAAAGGATGGTTTCCTTTCGCGCGTTATCGGAATCCTAGACCAGAACCCTAACAGGGAGATGGCCAGGGAAGGATCACTCAGCGGTGATCTTGCCACGCTAGATCTTAGCGAAGCTTCCGATAGAGTCTCGAATCAGCATGTACGAGCCATGTGTGCACGGCACCCTATTTTGCTTAAGGTGCTGGACGCAACTAGGTCTCGGAAGGCTGATGTACCTGGTTATGGCGTAGTACGCCTTGCCAAGTACGCCTCTATGGGTTCAGCTCTCTGCTTCCCGGTCGAGGCGATGACCTTCCTGGTTATCGTCTTTCTCGGGATAGAAAGGGAACTCAGAGTCCCGCTTTCTCGCGAACTCGTTGTCAAAGAGTTTGCGAGCAGGGTGCGGATCTTTGGGGATGATATTATCGTCCCCAGAGAACATGTGCTTTCAGTCGTCGACGAACTGCATGGTTTTGGCCATAAAGTAAACGTCGGCAAGTCCTTCTGGACCGGAAGGTTCAGAGAGTCTTGCGGAAAGGAGTACTTTGACGGGCATGACGTTAGTATCGTCAAGGTCCGCGAAGTGCTCCCGACCCGACTGAAGGACGCGAGTGCGGTACAAAGTGCAGTGTCGCTCCGGAACCTGGCCTACTGGTCAGGTCTTTGGAAAACGGCTGCATGGTTGGATAACTATTTGGCTAAGATCCTCCATGGATACTGGCCAAACGTTGCTCCGACCTCCGCACTGCTGGGCAGGGAGAGTGCGCTGGGCTATCAGTTCCAGCGCCTTGACCCTAATCACCACGGCCCCCTAACCAAGGGCTATTCTGTGGTGTCCAAGCCCCCCGAGGATAACCTCGAGGGTGTGGGAGCCCACCTCAAGTGTCTCGTGCAGTTAGCCCGGCGCGAGCCGGACGAGCTGCAGTTGACCCCAAAGGTTGACAGCGAGCACTTGGAGCGTTCTGGACGCCCCGAGCGCGTCGACATCAAGCTCGGGTGGTCCTCACCTTTCTGAGGTGAGGTGGGGAGTTAGATCCCTGTGGGAGATGACAAGCGTCATCCACCAACCACTTACGACCGGAGATAAGTCGGTCGATGGGTGGTGAAACTGGA